GTTGTATGCAGCGATAAGATGGTTCTCGTCTGGTGACTCAATCAAATATCTTGCGTATCTGAAATGGCCTGCGGTTGTCTTACCGCTTCGAGGCGTTCCCTCGTTTACTTCAAGCTCATAGTTGAATGGTCTGCGGATGATGTCGGCTTGTTTTCTCGAAAACTTAATCTTCAACCTCGTCACCACCCTTCACGGCTTCAAGTAGAGACTCCATAAGCCCAGTATTGGACTTAGGTCCTGAAAGCTCTTGCTCTCGTTTCTTATTATCCAATTCAAGACGCTTGATACGTTCTTTTTGTTCCTTCTTATCAAGGGTGTCCTTGACATCTGTCGTAGTCAACTTGCTAATTTGTTCAAAGGCTCGGACATTCCCTTTCATAGCTTTCTGCATCATGACCATAGCCAGGGCCATTTCATTGGTCGAGTCGAAGCCTAGCTCTTCGAGTTGCTTCTTCACGTTTGGACTTGCAACTTCAGCTTGCAGGATTGTCTCGAAAGCCTTTTTTAGGTTCGCTTTTTTTCTTCTCGCTTTACCTGAAGCGACTCCCGCTTTTTTGGCACTTTCTCGGCGTTCGCTCGGAGTTCGTTCTGAATTTTTTATCAAGTTTTGCTCATTAGCCATCGCCTCACTTCCTTTTCAAAAAAATACAATCAGTTCAATTTAACAGCTTCTCTTCCTGTCTCTTTTTCCCAACGTCTGATAATCAAATCGACGTATTTTGGTTCTAATTCATTGATATAACATGTCCGTCCTAGCCTCTCGCAAGCGATAAGAGTTGAACCGCTTCCTCCAAAAACATCCAAAACAACATCGCCTTTCCGAGTTGATGACTTGAGCATAAGCGCTACTAGCGCGAGTGGTTTGGGAGTTGCATGTCCACCTGCACTCTCTCTCTCATCCCCGCTCGTTCTACTAAAATGTAGCACATTATTGAAATTTGCATGTGTCGCATCAAAGAAAGCGCGGCTCTCGTTGTAGTCCTGTCTGAGACGGTCGTAGTCCTGTCTGAGACGGTCGTAGTCTAAGTTCCATTCATTTCCATAATAGTCCGCTATCTTCTGGAATTGTTCCAATGGTATGAACAACCATTGGGCCTTTGTAAACCAATGTGAGTACATACCGACTCCTGTTATTTCTTTCAATTTCTTTGATGTCAATCCTACGCGCTCAGCAGCCTCTGATAGCGGCTTCCTGATCACCTCGTAACCTTCAAAATAATTATTCAAGTTTGTGTTAAAACCTTGGACGCCTTTCATCACAAAAAGGCATTTTTCATCTGCTATTGGGTACATTCTAACGTACTCCGACATTTGACCTTGAGAATTTCCTTTGTCCCAGGTCAGAAGGTTTCGGAAGGTGATTTCCTGTGCCTCTTTCATTGGACGTAAGATATTGCTGTATAAATCCATGAGTGGCTCGTCTATCCCCCAACAATACCAGCTCCCGACTTCTCGCATAGCGTCGAACGTGATGGGGACCCATTTCTTGTTGAATTCTAATAAATCATCGTAATTCAAATTATCATTTTTCACCCCATCCTTTTCCTTTTTCATGCCATAAGGTGGATCTGTGTAGACTGTGTCGACCTTGACACCATCTAGTAATTTATGAATATGCGTCGCATCTGTGCTATCTCCACAAGATAGTCTATGCTCCCCTAATTGGAAAATATCGCCTGGTTTAATGTTTGTTTCTCGTAATTCCTCGTCATATTCATCTTGCTCTACCTCTTCGATATCTTCTCCCATTACTTCAATCTCTTCGAAATCAAAACCAAAATCTTCCATATCGATATTTGTGATATCTTCGAGCTCTAACTCCAAAATATCCATATCAAAGCCTGAATTCATCGTCAACTTATTGTGCGCTAAAATGTACGCACGCTTTTGCTCATCCGTCAAGTGAGATAGACGGATAACTTCCACTTCATCAAAGCCTAATTCTTGCAGGGCTTTATATCTTCCGTGCCCCTCAATAATAACATTGTTCTCGTCAATCGCTATCGGGTCATTATTCCCGAATTCCTTGATTGACTTCTTAATTTGTTCAATTTGTTCGCGAGGGTGTAACTTAGCATTGTTCTCATATTCAGTTATTTCTGAAATGTTGATTTTTTCTATTTTCATTTTTAACTCCAACAGAACCAAAAAACGCATATCTCGAAGATATACGTTTTTCGGGTTATATGGTTTTTCTTTGCCTTCACAGCCAATTCTGTGAAACGGGATAGCAGGAATCGAACCTGCATACGTTTCAGACCCTTTATAGTCATATCGCTCCCCCATTGAGCTATATCCCATATAAAATGCAAGGGGCTACGGACCTCGAATAGAATCGATATTATATTTACCTTTCATTTTTTATTTTTTGTGTAGCCTTTACGACGACGCCTGGAATTGAACCAAGGACACTTCTCAAAGGGAGCAACAAATAGAAGAGAGTATCAGAACCCTTCTCGTCGTCTAGAGAGGCTTTCGCCTCAATTTTCATAAAGGAGTATCATCTGCCGCAGCATTTGATACTACCATTCTATCAGAATATTATTACAGTGCACATCAAGATTGTTTTTATTAATACATATTCTCAAGATATTCTCAAGATAACTCAAGATATTCCAAATTATTCCAAAATTACGCTCAATTCTTCAATAGCAACCTTACGCATGCCGTAATACGAACTCTTGCTGATTGACAACTTATCGCAGATGTCATCTACATACATCTTATTGATGTAAGTCATCCTCAAGATTGTCCGATGTTTAGGATTGGCCAATTTATTGATCATGCGCCCGAGTTCTATTTTTCGATTGATTATGACATTCGTGTCTTTCTCGATTTCCCCCTTCATGGTTATGAGTTGAGCGTAGACATCATCAATCTTCCTAGGTTGTCCCCCTTTAACTTTAACCTCTGACCAGTTCGGACTTGAGAGCAGACCAGCTTCAAGTTCGTTGATTTCGTCTATTCTGCTCTGGATATCCATGTCGAGGTTCTGCAGTTCGCTCAAAAGCTCTTTTGCCTTCACTCTCTATCTCCTTTATGATATAATATTAGTATTGAAAACATTGTCGGGGTAGAGTGAATGCCTCGGCTTTTTTTATTTTAGTAGCTATTGAGCACCCTCATCGTCTTTTCATAGCTTAGATGTACTTTTGCTCTTTCCTCCTCGTATCCTCCGAGTAGTTTTGGAATTCTGAAGTAAATGATTGTAGTGTTGTCATGTTGTTTGACAACTGAGAAAACGTACTTGAGCAAGGTTTTTCTAAAGGCTATGTTAGGAAAGACTACAAGCTCTTGAGCTCCTATTCCTGTTGTAGTCACTTTCTTTATTTTGCTCCCTGTGTACGGATATTTTTTAGGTCTCATAATCTCACCTCATCTCCAATCCTTAAAGATTCGTAGCTTGTTTGCGTGACTACGAAAATGCCATAATTTTTAATAGTGATTGTGTGCATGTCGCCCATCTTCTCCTTGTGGACGACTCTGCCTTTGATTTCTGCGCCTCGGTTATCTGCTTTATAGACGACAATCGGGCGCTTTTTTTCAAGATTTCTAATGTGGACACATTGCCAGACATTCAAAGTCGCTGACAAGACAATCCAGATTGCTATGAATCGTTTCATTTTTCACCTTTTCCCCTCGTAAGTAAAGAATGACATCACTTGTTTTGGATTGATATAAACATTCCCAACGTGCATCAAATGTCTATTGTTAAACTGGCTAGTTAACCGTTTCACGTCTTCTTCGCTACAATTATTTAATTCGATTTTGCTATTATCATTCAGATAAACTACAATTTCCATCCTTCCACCTCCTCAACTTCAAGTCCGGGACAATCGAATACCCAACCAAAGCCAGCATCTTCGAGTTCCTTGCGGGTGTGTGTTCGCCCTTCAACGATGGTGCCGAGTGTATCAATCCAAATCCAGCTGTCGTCATGTTTGATGCGTGTCAAAACACCTCCGCTCGAAGCAATATTAGGCATTACAACCTTATACTTTTTTTCTTTCTCGACTGTGTAACCGTCAAGCCATGCGCGAGCGAAGATTTCCATGTTGTCATCTTCCTCAAACCATTCGTCAATTTCTTTGTTTTTATGACTTCTGATTTCAGTCATCGCACCAAGTAAATGATAATCTTCTTTTTTTGCCCACTTGATATATTCCGACACAAACTGCGGAACTTTGACTTTTTCTGGTTCGTCTAGTTGTTTCAAATCTCTCAAAACTTCAGACGTATAAACCATTCTGAAGCAGTCATGGTTCAAATGCTCGTATTTTTCAATCAATTCTTCTATTTTCATCTTCCAAATCCTTTATTTTATCTTCATAATATTTAGCTTTCTTCTTGAGAAAGTCACGCTCTGCTGAACGTGTATGCGCTGATGATTTGATAGTCGGCTCAGATAGTTCTGCTATCCTTTGGTTCGCTAGCTCCAGTGAGTGCTTGTAACCTTTGAGCAATTCTTCCTTTACACTCATCATTTCACCCTTTCGAGCTTGACTCGATACGACTGATTGTTTTTATATGCGTTCTCAAGCTGAGCCTTGCATTCAATAGCATCCCCTTCTTTTTTGAAAAAGTGGGTCTCGTCTATCCTATCTTTAAAATATAATGTGACAGTATAGCTCATATTTCTACCTCTCAACTTATCTTGTGGCTTTCCAGGTCTCCGAATTCTTGGCCATGGTTTACGAAGTATGAACCAATCAGAATGGCATCCGCCTCATCGTCTTTAACGTTAAGGTTGAACGTTTCGGCCACTTTAGCAACTGCCTGCAGCTTCATTGACTTCTTACTACGGTCTTTATAGCTGAACTTCCAATACTTGCGCCAGGTAGACACATTGACAAAATACACGTTATCAGCGACTAACCGTCCAAGGATAATGCCCGTTACAATTCCGATACTGATCATAGATTGTTGATTAGGTCCCATGACTGAGTTCTTCTCGACCACAATCGACTCAAACGGTCCTTCATAGGAAGCTAAAGCTCTTAATTGGATAAGCCTCAATTCATTGGCCATGAAGCGCCCACGCTCAAAGAATGATTTGCTTTTATGTTTCAAGACACCACTCTGGACAAGGACCGAGCCTTCAAATAAGGCCCAGCCTGTCGCAGAAGTTGAAATGTCTAACGATAAGGTCAGATTTTTCATTGTAGCTCTCCCTTGATACCACAAAGGTCAAAGAGGTTGCGCTTGTTATCTTCAACGAATTCAAAAAACTTCTGAAGTTCGGTCAAATTGCGCTTTTCCGCTTTTGCACCAAGACTAGAGTGATACTCTGTCGGTTTCTTTGGTATAGCCTTAACGTCTAGCCAGTACAATGGCTCGAATACGTCGCCACTTGTGTCTAGAGAGGTATCTGCATCTGCATTTTTGAATTCCATCTGTATGTCATAGTTTATTGCATTTGATACTGCGATATGTCTACCAGCAATCTCAAGTGCGATACTTGTACCTGGGATTATAATTTTATTTATCATTTTTTCTTTCCTGTTATTATTTTCAAAAAAATGCGACTGCCTTTGTGTGTGAGTTTGGCTAAATACGGGCAGTCGCTCGTCCAAGGTCACATAACCTTCATTGACGCTTTCTAGTTCGCAGTTTTACAAGAATGCACGGCTTGTTTAATTTATTTACATTTCAATCAGGTCGTTCAGAGTAACGACTGCATCTAGTTTTTTCTGGCTTCTGCAGTAGTCACAATGTCCACACTTCTTAGGCTTCTGTTTGCCTTGGATTACGTCCCAGACTTCGACGATTTCAGACTTGATTTTGTCTAAGCCTTCCTCAAGCCATTCATCATCAATCTTCAAGATTTCACGATCCGGAACAGCTTCCTTACTAACTGCTACGATGTAAGGTCTAAAGTCCTTGCCAGTCATCTGCTTTAAGAGTTCACGATACAAACCAAGTTGTCCGTGATACCCAAAATTCAAAATGTTATTGACTGCAGCGGGTACTTTTTTCTTGAGTTCTGCGCTCCACTCTTCGGAGTAGATGGACTTCATGGTTTTTAAATCTACAAAGTAGCCACGGCTTAGATTGACACTATCTAGCTTACCTTTGACTGGTACGCCTTCGATTTTGCCATAGACAATCAATTCTTTTTGAACTTCGTCCGATGAGTAGCCATGGTACAAACGGTTGAAGCCTTCATCATCTTTCAGGCTCTCAATCATCTTGTCGCCAATTACAAAGTCGGATTTGAGGTTTCCTTTGTTCTTGCCAGTCTTAGCAAGCAACTTGTCACCATTTTCATCCATGAACTGTTTGTGCGCTTCTTCGCTTTCAAAGTAACTGTGAACGTAGTTACCGAGTAGGAGAGGGGTCTCGTCCCTCTCTTCTACCCATTGGCCACTATCAAGGGCAAATGCCTTCGCTTGGCATTGCTGATACCGTTTAAAGCGTGAGTTGGTCAACCAGCTTGTGTCCTGGTAATAATTCTCTTGTGTTAGTTCTTCCATGGATCCTACTCCTTCACATTGATGGTGTTGCCTTCAAACAAGCTGACCTCTTCCAAAACTTCGCCCGTTTCTTCGTCAAATTTTGGAGCTTCTTCAGCAGGGTGGCTTGTATCAGTGGTTGTCACTTCTTGCTCAATGATCTCTTTTTTCTTGCGAGGTTCTTTTTTAGGTTTTTCAGGCTCTTGAACTTCTGGCGCTTCTTCAGGTTCGACCACCTCGCCCATAATAACGTCCAGCGTTTCTACTGGTTCGCTTGGAGTGATGTCTTTAACGTTGCGCTCGTTGTCATACTCGTTCGCAGTAGTTCGATTGACTGCATCAATAAATAAGTCGCTGTCGTCCGATGTATTGAAAAAATCTTTTGCAGCACGTTCAATAATCGTACGTTTGGCCATTTCTTGAGGAAATTTATTTTGAACGCTCTTGTTTTTGGATTGTGACCACGAAACGTCTATCTCTTCTTTTGTCATGATCGTGAGGATTTTTTCTCCGTCCGTTTTTTCAATCACACAATAAGCACCTTCAATTGGATTGTTTTGATTTTTCCAACTCGACTTGTGGCTGACAAACTTCCAGCGCCCATCGACTACCTCTGCCTCGAATTCGTCACCTTCATAGATGATTTTGGCATAAATGTCTTTGACTGTAGACAGTTGCTTAACCACTTTCATGGTTCCAAAATAGGAACGTTCAAGCGTCGCTTTGTTCCCGTAAGGGATAAAATAGCATTGTGTCTTAGCTGGGCTCAACCCTTGCACAACCATGTCAAGCAAGGCATTATAGACACTATCAGGCGTACATTTCTCTAGCAAGTTCCCACTAGATGAGTTTTTAAGAGCGTAGTAGGCTGAGCTCAGGGCGTTACTTACGCTATAATTTGGTGCGATTAGCAATCCTTCGCCTTTCATGGCTTCAATTCGTGTTGCAACGTTCGATGTGATTTGTTTTTGTGTTAATTCGTTCATTTCTTTCTTCCTTTCGTCTTCTTAAGGTTCCAATTTTCACGCTTCAAGCGTTTATTTTCGTTTTGCAATTTCAAAATAATATCTTGTTGCTCGTTGATAATTTCTCCGAGCTCTCGGCCAAGATGGATATAATCCGAGCGCCATTGCCTGATTTCTGCTTGTAATTCTTCAATCATATTTCGTCACCTACATAGCGATATTGGCCACACCCAATATATACATACAACTCTGGGTCAAGTTCTTCTCGCTCTTCAGGTGGCTCCATCATATCCCTATCGTAATTAAATAATCCGCCCATCAAGTTTGTCCTCGTACTTTCTCCAGAGTTTAGCAATTTCTTTCAGGTACTTCTTGATGTCGTGGTTTTTGTACCATTTTAGGCGCTTCCGTTCGTTGACGTTTACGCATGGATAGAGCTTGCTCTCAATCTCTAGTATTGTCATCGTCTTCTTGCTCCACTTCTTCGTTGTCTTCGTTGATTTCAATCTTGATTGAAAGTCGCCCCATAGCGTCATCTAGTGACTTCCCGTCCAAGATATCCTTCAAAACGTGACTCACGTCATGCAGCGATTTTGCTTTAGCTCTGCCTTTTTCGCTTTCAGGCATCAATCCGATATCTTGCATAAGCAGGAATGCTACGCTTGAGTCGTGCATTGTTCGTTGAAGTTGTTCAATTTTCTTGATCGTTTTGATTGCTTTTAGTACGTTAATCATGTTGTTGTGCTCCCTTTTGGTTTAATTGTTCTTTTTCTTTGTAGATGGCCAATCGTTGCTTCAAGTCATAGTTTTCTTGCTTGGTGGCAAAGTGGCTCTTTTGTTCTTCAATTAGGTCGTTCATAAGCTCGATTGCGACTACTCTCCAGTCAAGATTGATTGCCTTAAACAAGCGTTCATGGTTGAGTTTAAATTGAGTAAATAGTTTCATGGTTACACCCCCTCGTAAAATGGCTTGATAATGTTGTAGTATGAATGACCTGCTGGGATTGCATACCCTGTCAAGTCATCAATTACGGAACCGTCAGCCATGACATTCACGATTTGTGGTTTCCATTGCTCTTTTTTATTTTTCATGTTATAATTTCCTTGAATAATTTTGTTGAGCGCCTGATTGCCGTCAGGTGCTTTTTTGCTATCCCCTTTTCTGCTATAATGAAACCAGAAAGGAGGGTTAAAAATGTCATTTGATAAAAATATAGCTGATAAGATCCTAGAGTTTGCTAGGCTGGAACCGACTGTCCCAGTAGGCACTTCTCATGATTTCCGTTCTGAAGAGTTTGATCAAGATGATTTTAGAGATACTGCCAAGAAACTAATCTCAACTGGTCAAATTTCAGGACATCTTGAGGAGGATTTCTCAGGATTCTATATCGCATTCAGATTGTAATTTCTGAATTTCAGCAATCACCGTCGAATCGATTTCAATAACATCTGGAATTG